AGTCTACTCAAGAAGAGGACGAGATGAATTAAAAGTAATCGATACTGTAGTAGCTTCACCAAACCTTACCCTAACGGCTGGTTTTGCTTTGATAAATGGTGTAACACAAGGCTCTGACTTCGACGCTCGTATTGGACGTAGAACCATCATGAAATCAATCTACATTCGCTTCACTCTAATCCCAAATACTGCAAATTCTGCTCCTATCGGTGACTTTGCAAGAGTAATTGTATTATACGACTGCCAAACAAATGCTGCTGCCCCTACAGCTGCTGACGTCCTCAAAACTGCAGCGGACTATCTCTCTCCACTCAACTTAAACAATCGTGATAGATTCAAAATTCTTCACGATAAAATCGTACCGATGAACCCTAATGTATACACTGCTGGTGCCTTAACTGCTGGTGACCCTGTAAATAAGAGCTGGAAAATGTTCAAAAAAGTGAACATGGAAACAATCTTTGGTGGAACAAATGCAACCGTTGGTTCCATTCAAACTGGTTCGGTTTATATTATGTATATGTCTGCGGGAGCTACTTCTTACAGTACACTATCATATAATGCAAGAGTTCGATTTATTGATTCATAAAAATAAAAATTATTTTATGTAAGATCTGGTTTTTCAACATAGAAGTCAATGAAACTATCTATTTCTACTATTTCCAACCTACATTCCAAAGTATTCAGCCTTCCATCGTTGGCTGCTTTCAGATAACATTCGGAGAGCCGATAGTTGCTCAAGATTACTACCGGAAGGTTCTTGTATTTCATCCCCTGTGAGCCTTTCTTGCGAATCGGCATAGCGGATCCTTGCAAAAATTGATTCAACCATTGAATCGTCTTCTGACCTTTGAATTCGTCTATGACTACTAGGTCGTAGTCGTCCGAATATTGGTCGTAGAACTCTTCCGTTGTTGGCATATGGTACACTGATAGATATTTCTCCAACCACTCTACTAACGAAGTCTTCCCAAGATTCCTCGGACCCCATACATATAGTTGAGGGGCCTTGAATTTCCTGTCCTGACGAATATTCGAGCATATCCACTTCGCGATCTGTAGGTTTGCGTCAGTTAATCCTTCAAGAGATGGAGGCACCCACTCTAACTTCTGCTTTTTAGCTTTCTCACATTGTATCCAGGACTGATACTCTTCCAACTTGCGCTTATTCAGCATGACATATCCGGCGTGCTCTTTGTTGATTTCAACCAAACTCTTTCCTTCCATGATACTTTGCGCAATAACTTCGTTTTTCTGAGCCTTCTTTTTCTTGATCGACTCGACATCCACACCTTTCGCTACCCAATTCGTACCCTTAGTACAATACTCTACCCATGCTTTCACTGACTTGGTTACCTGATAATTTCCATGTTTTCCACCGATAAAATCAAAGCAATCAGGTGCTTTAAAATTCTTTTTGTTGTGAAAAGATAGGAACACATGAAGATGAGGTGTTCCATCTTTATGGTCTTCTTCGCAGACCAAGTAGCCTTTGAGGTCGGATCCGTACTTCTGTTCGATCCTTTCGACGGCTACTTCTTTCTTTACATCACACTGCGGGAAGGTGATAGTAAAGTTCTTTCCAGACATACGGAACCCCTTCTTCTCCGACTTCGGCTTCTCTTTCGGAGCCTCAAGAGTCTCATCCTCAGGGGAGAGGGGTCCTTCAAGGCACAGCAGTTCATCGTTTTCAACATCTGAACCAGGGTGGCGGGGCTCTTCTTCGGTAAGGTCAACTTGATTTTCCATTAGGACACTGAGGACACTGCTGGGCGTAAGTAATATTATACGCCCAGGGTGTCCTCCTTTATATGCGTAAATCACCAGGATTTACCAGGACGTTAGATATTTTTCCGCGAGGGAGTATTTTTCTAACGCGAGGGCCTGGTAAGTAAACGTTAGATATTTTTCCTAACCCTAACCCTAACTTTGAACCCTAACCCTAACATATCAGATTTTGGTGGCTATTTTTTGATAACACTGACCCACACTCTAACCCGTGCTGTGACGTTCACCTCCGCGCTTTCAGCGCTACGGAGAACCCTGTGAGGTGTGGTCCGAGTTGGTGATGTTAAAGTATTTTTGTGGCATTGGCTTCAGAACCCTTTCACAAGGGTCCAGTTATTTGCGGATATTGTTTTTCTGTGAATTATTTCTGTGAATGATGTGTTTTTTTGTGATTGGTGTTAATCAGTATTTAACGGTTTTGATTGGTTAGTTGTATAGCTTAAATGCAGAGCAGCCAGACCCTAGACTCATTCCCTACTACCCCTAAGAAGAGAGCACCGGTCAAGCGTACAAAAGAACAATTATGGTCCGCAGCTCCGTCAAAACTGTCACATATTCCTCCGGATCTCGAAAAGTTGCACGAAGCCGTCAACTCGTTGCAAAAGCGTCTCAACTCCTTAGAGCAAGAATGGCAGGAGGTACTAGAGCACCTCTCAGAACAGGCGGATTCTATGGAGTCTACTCAAGAAGAGGACGAGATGAATTAAAAGTAATCGATACTGTAGTAGCTTCACCAAACCTTACCCTAACGGCTGGTTTTGCTTTGATAAATGGTGTAACACAAGGCTCTGACTTC